ATCAGGTGCGTCTCGACGACCGTAGCCTTGCCGGATCGCCAGGTGATCTTGAGCGTCCGCGGGATCCCGGCGGTGGCGGGGTTCTCGGGTACGCGGTTGAAGAACAGCGCATTCGGGCCCGTTGACGCCGTGTCGTCGTAGAGACCGCCCAGCTCGACAACTCCCATGCGGCCGATCCCGACCGGGAGGCTCTCCTCCCAGGAGTCGCCGAAACTGTGAGTCTCCTCGAGGACGTTTTCGACGTCCACATCATTGATCGTCAAGACGTACTGCGAGATGTCGACGAGAGTCCCGCCCGAGTTGTCGTACTCAACGATGATTCCCGCCGGGGTGCTATTGGCCATGTGCGTCTACTCCTTTTTCCAGCGGTCCAGCAAACGTCGGAGCCCCACTGCGAGGCGCAGGACCGTGTGCGCCTCCCGAGCTTCCTCGCCCTCCGGCGCGTCCGCGACAGCGCGGTACGCGAACCTCTCAACGATTCTCACAGCCGTCCTCGCCTGTTGCGCGCGCTCCGCATCATCCACGATTCACCGCGATGACGAATGACACGCTCTGCCCCGATCCCGCGCCGTTGAAGAGCCAGGAACACGCGAGATGCCTGTCCACTGTCCCGGCGGCCGTCGCCCGCTCCGCGGTGCCCGCGACCGTGACGTTCGCGAACGCGATGAGATCCGCATACGTGATGTCGTCCACAGAATCGCGGACCTTGAATGTAACGCTCGTGTAGCCCCCGAGCGTCAACGCCGTGACGTGGAGATCCCCGGTCGCGCCATTCGCCGAAGACGCGAGATTGTCGACGGAATCCGCGCCCTCGGTATTCCCGGACGCCGAGGTCTCGGAGTCCGATCGCCCGTGAATGAGCTTGCCCTCCTTGCGATCCCCGGTGATGACGTGCTCGGCGTGCGCCTTGGTCAACGCATCGCGCGACCCCATGCGCTTCCACTTCGCAACGTACGTGCCGTTGAGCATCACGGCCTCGTCCCCCGGATCGTTGCCTGACATGCCGAAGCACACGAGCTGCTTCGTCGGCGTCGGGAACTGACTGGTCTCGAACGCCGCAATCAACCCGAGCGCGGCGTCATCATAGAGCCCGCCGTTCGCGGTGAGCATATGCCGGGCGACGCCCACGGGGAGACTTTCCTCCCAGGAATCGCCCAGCGCGTGCGTCTCCTCGATGATCTGCTCCGACGCCTCCTCGAGAACGAACGTGTGCCCCGTGAGGTCCTTGCCGCCCACAATCAGGAATGCGTCAACCGGCCCGTACTTGGCCACTTAGACCTCCTCGTCTTTGAAGATCGGATCGAGCAAACCCCGGGCCACGAGGCGTTCGGCCGCGACGTCCGAGACCTCGATCACCTCGCCAACTGCGCGGTCGACAAGGCGTCCTTCACCAGGGCGCCCGGACTCACGTTGGCTCACGCCCTCGCGGAGCACCGTGTAAAGGCCCATCACTCCCGCCTTTCCTGGACGGCCCGCCGGCACCGTCCGCATATCACCGTCTGCCATCCGCCAAATCCGGAGACGGCCTCGAGGTCCCGCGAGCCACACTCCGGGCATCGTTCCGAATCGGCGGCCGGACGGCCGTCGGGGGCCACGATCAGCGCGTGTTCCTGGCTCATTGCGCCGTCGGCTCCTTCTCGGCCAGGAAGCTACACGCGAAGCGCGTCCGGTCCCGGTCATCCGTATCCAGCTCGAACGGCGAGTGCTGCGGCCTGACCATCAGGTAGAACGTCGACCCGAGCGTCTCGGCCTGGATCTTCGCAAGTTCCTGGTACGCGGTTTCGATCTGTCCGCGTGCTTCCTCGTATTCGAGAGGCGCGCCGCGGACGATCACCTGGATTCCCGGCATCTCGTGCTGTACGCCGTCAACGCCGAGTCCCATGTTCGGCGGCGCGCCGCTGTACTCGCGGACAACGAGGACCTTGTCCGGTGTCGGCGGCGTCTTGCCGACCCGCACTTCATACGTGATCGACGCGAGGGCATCGAGGTAATCCGCAATCTCGCTCGCCGTCGTCGCCACTACAAGCTCCCCCACTTGCTCTCAAGCCGCTTCGCGACGTTCGACGCGAACGTCGGTTGCGACGCGAGCACCGCAGTCTCCAAGAACTTCGCTTGCCCGACCTCATGATTCGCGTCGAGATTCTCATGGACATAGAGCGCGTACGGCGCCGAGGGGCCGCCGACCACGATGTCGACAACGATCGTACCCCCGGAATCCGTCCGCGGGCGCTTCGTCTCGTGGCTCGCGCGGAGCGCCCCGGTTTCAACCGGCGTCATCCGCATCGAGAACCGCTGAACGTCCAGGGCCTCTTGGTAGACCGCGGTCTCCAGCTCGCGCTTCATCCGCGCTACGATCTCTTGTAGCCGCCGCGCCATTTCACCGACCCCCTCAAGCGCCATGAGCTACTTGGCCTCAGCCCTTTTGCACTCAGCGTGCGCCTTTTTCATCTCAGGCGTCATCTTCATGTCTTTCATGCTGAGCATCTTCTCGCAATCCGACATCGCTTTGCTCATTTCGGCCGAGGGTTTCATCGGACCGTGCATCGCCATTCCCCTCCCCCTTCTCCTAGAAAAAACACTCCAGCAAGTACGGGCGGTCGGTCCCCGGGTCAACCATGCCCTCGACGGCGAGCAACGGGCCCGTCGTGCCGTCCGGGAGCGTAATCTTGTCCCGTGGATCGAGCGGCTCGGCGCGCCCACTGGCGCCCTGCGCCGGAATCGGCCGCAGAAACGACACCTTGGTCTTCGCCACGACAGTCCGGTCATCCGCGGTGCGCACGAGCTTCTGGACCTGGGAGACCAGGGCTTTTCGCGTCACCGGGTCCGCATACGTCGGCTTGCCAAAGCGGTCGTCGTCAATCCATGCCTCGTGCGTGACGTCCGTCTGGAGACTGGCGGTCACCGAGTCCGCGATCGCGACGGCCGAGCGCACGACGTCCGCGAGCCCCATCACGCTCTCGCAATTCCGATAGTCGGCACGCGGTTCGCGATCCATCCCCACCACGAGGGGATCAACGCGCGAACCGCATCCGGTACGGGCTTCGAACGCACGACGTCCTTGAACGTGATGGCGACGGAATCCGCGCGGATCGACGTGATTCCCTGGGTCTCGATGTCCGAGTCCAGGGTACGATCCGCGACGATGAGCTGCCGCGCGTACTCCGCGGTCGCGTTCTTGATCTCCGGCGGTACCACGTCATTGTCATAGTAGTCGATCCCGCCGCGCTTGAGGATCGACGACCGCGGCCACTGGAGAGCCTGATCCTGGTCCGTGGGGAACGACGTCCACTCGTACCGGGAATCCAGCTCACGGGTCGCGTGGATCAGTGCAACCGTCTTGGTGTCCGTGTCGGCGTTCGTCCAGTCCTCGGAGTGGAGCCGTGACTCGTGGTACGTCGTGGCCTCGGCCACGGTGCAATACGAATTCGCGGTTGCCGAGCCCGCGGTCGCGATGAGCGTGGGGACGGCCATGGCTAGTTGAAGACCCCCGTGACCTTGATGCTCGACGCCCCCGCATACGTGCCGGTCGTGATGAGCTTGACGCGCACACGGTCGCCGAGCGCGCCCTGGATGATCGTGTTGTCCGTGAGCGTGCCGTCCGTCGGCGTGAACGCCTGGGACGCCGGGGCAATCGAGCGGTTGACGGCGCTCACCTTGTTTGCGGCGGTTGTCGCGAACGCGAACGACGCGACGTCAAACCAGGTTGACCCGCCGTCGACGCTCGTCTGGACGTAGGCTTTCGCTGACGTCCCCCCGGAGCCGTAGAGGAATTGCGCTTCGACCGTGAGCAAGTGCCCGTCTCGCGGCACCGCGATAGGGTCGAATACAAACGTCTCGGCGACAGTGAGCGTTCGCTGCGGGAACAACCCGATCGTCCGGTTAGGCTGGATCTCGGCCATCGGCTACCTCTCCTTCGTCCGCCTTCGGAGTCTCTTCCGCCTGGTGGGCCTCCGTTAGCCAGAACTCGCAATCCTGAACCGCGCCGTCAAGGGAATGAGCGAGGGCGACGGCCTCATCCCGCCGCCCCCGCAGGTCCTCGAGACGTGCCAGGATCTTCTCAGGTGTCATGCGCCCTAGCTCGGCGCGCCCGACGTGAGCGTGATGTACCGGGCGTTCCCGTTGACCAGCACCTTGATGAACCCGGCTCCGGTTGCGGAGGTCTGAGTGTCATGCCACACGCCGTCGAGAGTCGAGGTCAGCTCGAAGACGGCGTCGAAGTTCTTGCTGTTCGTCTGAGCCTCGGGCTTCTCGATCCGGATCGGCACGAACTTGCCGCTGATCGTGCCCGAGGAGAACGCAGAGCGGAACCGGAGCATCGACACGTTGCCGGTGATCGCCCGGGTGCCCCCGTCGTCGGTGACGGCCTCGAGTTGCAAGCAGCGATAGTCGCCGCCGATGGTGCCCGCGGCCGTACCCTTCAGCTCCGGCGCGATCGTCGCGCCGATCAGCGAGCCGCCGCCCGTGAGTGCGAACCCGGAGTTGACGCGCGGCCCGATCTCGGCCCCGACCACGTTCTTCGCCGTGGCCGCGCCCTGCGCCGGCTTGCACTGGAAACCGATGAAGTCGTTCGCGGTCCCGGTGTTGGTGATCGAGTTGAAGCGCAGGGTATTCCCCGCGTTGTCCGCGCTGTTCGCGCCCGACGCGAACCGCCGGTTCGTGGGGTCAACCGCGTAGACGACCTGGTTGCTGGAGTTGTAGAAGGTGAGGACGCCGGCGTCGTACCGCGCCTTGAGTCCGCCCTTGCCGACTGGGTACTGTCTCGTGTCCATCTCGCACTCTCCTGGTCGGGATTTCCGATCTCAGTAGACCCGGAGCCGGGTCCCGACGAACCCGGCTCCGAGGTCAGATGGACTTAACTACTCGCCGGCGATACGCGCGACCAACTCACCCCGAACCAGCTTCACCCCGAACAGGATGTCGTAGGAGAAGCGGGTCCGCTTGTGCTGTCGCGAGATCTCCAGGCGGAGCGTCAGGCCCGAGACGGGGTCGACGGCCGACTGGAAGTTGCCCAGACCAAGCGGGTCCGAGCCCGCGAACGGCCGCGAGGCGAGGGCGAAGCCGTCGCGGTGGAACGCGAGGTTGAGGCGGTGGCTGGCCTTCACCGTGATCGCCGTGGCGGACGCCGCGATGGCCGTGCGGAGGCCGGGCAGGAAGCTGATGGTGCCGCCGCCCGCGACGCTGGCGTCACCGGAGGTCACGGCGTAGGTCTGGGTGTCGCCCGCGAAGGTGATGATGTCGCCCACGAGGATCGAGCCGGTTCCAGCCGAAGCCAGGGTGACGGTCTTGATGCCCAGGGCGTACCCCGCGTTGTCCGTGGTCGCGCCCGACGCCGTGCCCGCGGTGTGCCGCGGCACGTTCTGATCCATCGCCCAGAAGTAGCCGAACTTCTCACCGATCTCGCCGCGGGTGATGCCGGCGGTGTCGCCGCGGTAGCTCGCGTCCTGGAAGGCGCGCTGCGCGATGGCGTTGGCCTTGGCCTTCGCGTTGAAGACCACGTACCGGGGGTCCATCGGCGCCGCCTCGTCGTTCAGGAGCTGGTCCGCGGTGAAGAACTCCGATAGGTCGGTCGAGAACGGGGTCGAGCCCGCGGTGCCCGCGAAGCTATACACGTTCGTGTACAGCGCGAAGATCTTGTCGTCGACCTTGTTTGCGAGGCTCTTGATGGCCTCCGACGCCTGCATCGGGATGACGCCCGCGTCGACCTCGAGCAGGTCCTTGTCGCTGAGGAAGAACGGTGCCTCCCACCACTCATCGAGGGCGACGGCGACGGTCGTCGGCGACACGCCGGCGTCGTCGGGGGGAACGTAGGACGGGCTCACGGCCTGGGCCGAGATGGCCGAGGGCACGGGGACGTCGATGGTGGAGCCCTTCTGGCCCGCCATCGTCTCGTAGGCGCGGTTCACAAACCGCGGCATGATCGCTAGCTGCCGGAGGGCCAGGAGTCCCTGGGCCAGAAGCTTCGGCAGAATCGAGGTGAGGGTGTTGGTGTTCGCCATCGGAAGACCTCTCTTGGAGGTTACGTCAGTTAGAGTGTTGAGGCCCGCCGGGCCTGGCGACCACCGCTGGTGGTCGGCCTGACTTACGACTAGTTACTGCGCGACGCCGACCTTGCCGGACGCGATGTCCTCCAAGTTCTTGCCGAACTCCAGAGGGTCGCTCGAGAGATCGGAGGGCGACGATCGACCGCGCTCGTTCCCGCCCGATTCCTTCCCAGGCGCTCGCCCCTAAGACACGACGCCGCAGACCGATCATCCGAGGCGTTCAACCGCACTTCGACCACGTTCGAGAGGTTCGTGAAACCACCTTCTCCCTTCTGGGAACGCGACACGATGTAGGGGGCGGGGCAT